CCATCGAGGCCGCGAAGCGGCCATGCGCTGTCGGATGAAACTCGGTGTTTGCGCCCCATTGGCGCGGCTTGTTGTGGTTTAAACATTTAATCACTCCTTATTGCTAATACCCTCAAACTATAATTAGAGGGTTCATGTGTCAAACAGAAAATTACATATCGACTATAAAAGTTTTAGGCTTCTTGCGTGAGAGCAACCGGGACATCCAAAACTCATGCTCTGCGCCAGTTGTACGGTCAGCGTGATATTTGAACAGCGCCCGTGCCAGTGGGTCATAACCTCGGCTCTTATGCGTGGTGATAAGTGGCGATGGCATCATGGGCTTTAGGTCGGCTGGCTTGCGGCGCTTGTCATCCGCAAGGGCGTTCTCAATGTCCCTTATCGTAAGGCGAAGGCCATTCTCGCTGTTTATATAGTTGAGAACTGTCGATTTATCGGTGATATAGCCGCACAGGTGGCGGATTTGCATTTTTATATTATAGTCCATTTCATTTCCTTTTTGGTTTTAATGCGTTGAGCAGCGCCAACTGGCTTGTGTCCTTACTGGCGAGTACGCTCATCACCCGCTCATCAATGGTATTGCTTACAATCATGTGGACAATCCGCACTGGCTTCTCCTGACCTTGCCTATGCAATCGCGCATTGAACTGTTGGTATAATTCCAAAGACCAATTCATTGCAAACCAAATTATCATGGAGCCGCCACGCTGGAGATTTAGGCCGTGTCCGGCACTGGCTGGGTGCGCCAACAGCATTTTAATACGCCCGGCGTTCCAATCGATTACGGTTTGCGGGTCTTTGTCAAGAGTCCTTGCGTAAGGAAACTTCTTCTGGATGCGCTCAAGATCAGATTTGTAGCTGTAGGCTACAAGCAAATTCTCGTTGCTGTTCTGCTCGACCAGATCGACCAGTGCGTCCAGCTTTGCACTGTGGACCTCTGACCAGTTGCCAAGATCGTCAGTATATAGCGCACCGTTGGCGTTCTGGAGCAACTTGTTGGCAAGCACAGCGGCGTTCATGGCCTCGACTATATCGCCGTCAGGCAACTGAGCCAGAAGCGTGTCCTCGAACACTTGGTAAGCCTTTAGCGCGGCTGGTGGCAACTGCACGCTCTCGATCAGGTCAATGCGGTCCGGCAGTTCAAGATAATCCTCTGCCGACATCGATATGGTCATGGGCGCAAGCAGTTCGTAAATGCGCTCAGGCGATCCGTTGCGCGGCGTGTGCTTGTAACCCATATAATCGGTCTCAAAGTACCGCTGCTTGAAAGCCGTCATTGTGCGCCCCAGAGCCTCACCTTGGTCAATCAGATATGTCTGGGACCATAGGTCGAGCAGACCATTGGGGCTGGGTGTGCCTGTCAATAGGACCATATAATTGGTCATCGGCAGTATTTTCTTGAGCGCCTTGAAGCGTTTGCTGGTCGGGTTCTTGAACGAACTGCTCTCGTCAATGACCACACAGTCGAACGGCCAGTTCTTTTTGTAATGGTTGACCAGCCATTCGACGTTCTCACGATTGATCACATATATGTGTGCATCGCGCTGCAAAACGCTCATACGATTGCGCTCACTGCCTGTGCAGATGGCAACATCGAGATGGCGCAAATGATGCCACTGAGCGGCCTCCTGCTTCCAGACGGTGTTCGCCACGCGCAGGGGAGCGATGACAAGCGCCTTATCGACAGCGAACGAGTCTCTCAGGTCCGTTATCGCCGTGAGTGTGGAGGTCGTTTTGCCAGCGCCCATAAATAACCAGAGGGCGCAACGCTTCTTTTCCAGAATAAAAGCTATTGTTTTATTCTGATATTCGTGAAGGTCGTGCCTATATCTCATTTTTATTCCATCTCTCTAGCATATGTATTCTTGCGTGCTCTGACTGAGACATTATTTCAAGATTATCAGGACGGTTATCTCTTTTATTTCCGTTCTTGTGATGAACTATTTCTTTACTGGTTAATGGTCTACCCAACATTTCTTCAGCAACAATTCTATGCTCATGCCGCCCACGATATTTTCTATAACCTGTTGAGTTCAGATCACCTTTCAGTCTTTGGGTCGAGCCGTCATTAAAAGACGCTCTGCGCTTCTGCTCACTCTTGTCAAAAAGCCTAGTGTGGTGGCCGTGTACAAATCGCCATTGTGTCTTTTCTCCGCAACCGCAACCACAGAAATTGGTTTTTTCGTTTTGTGCCCTTTTTTGCTGGTAGTGTTTAGAACACAATTGCTTAGAACGAATCGGATTTTGGCAATCATTTATTGAACAACTACCTTCTCTAGATAAGCGCATTTTAATCTCCTTTATAGAGAGCACTTATCCCCATTTCAATACATTGTCAAGACCCAACGCACGGCAGCCATCCTCAATACTGTCGCACACATGGACCTCGCAGCCAGCGTCAACCATCCTGCGCATTATATAATCTTGAAGTTCAGTCGGCTTCTTGCCCGGTGCTTTGAACTCGATGAACACAATGCGACCAGCCTTCATGAATATGCGATCCGGGACGCCACGCTGGGCAGGGGACACGAATTTGAAGGATAGCCAACCGTTTTTCTTAGCTATGTCTGACACGCGGCGCTCAATATCACGTTCCAACATCACAAATACCCCACTTCAGAAAGCAGCTTCTCCGCTGCGCCTAAATACACACTATAATCCACATCGTCTGGAAATGCGGGAGGCAACTGCATCAGCGGCCTTGTGCCTTCCGACTTGGGAACCTTGTTGCCGTTCTTGACGTAGCGGATCATCTCGTCGGACGGGACACTGGTAGAGTAATAAGACCGAATCGCCTTGCCGATGTTCTCCCCGCGCCACAGCGCACCGCCTGTGACCCTGCGCACCGTGACAAAGCGTCGGATGTCATCGCACCTACGGATCGTTCTCTCAATCGGTGTCCCACTGGCTATGCGTGCGGCTACTGCGTCATAGACGATCTGACAGTCAGGGTTCTTGGCGAGGCTGGGCGATGCAAACACACCCTTGCCCTTGGTCTTACCGTCCAGCATCACTGCAACATAGTTGTTGACATCACGACTGGCGATGGCGCGATAGTTCGTCCGCTCCAGTTCGTAGCTGGTGTCAAGCATCCAATCCCAAGCAATACACTGCATCTTAACGTCAAGGCTCTTGGGCGCGTGCAGAACGATGCCGTCTGTGTTGGCGCTTATGACCCTAATCCCGGCCATCTCCATGCGCTCGATCAGCATCAGCAGGGCCAGTTGTCCTGAGATTGTGGTCTGGGCCATAAGGTCAGGGCTGTACAGAAAGCTGTACTTACTTCCCAGCTTTCCAAACGTCCCATTGATGACAATCTTCAGAACGTCGGCTGTCACCTTATCGCCACCGCGCTTGGCATCTAGGCGGCGCGTAACGATGCTCTGGAACACGGTCAGAAAGTCCGTGCCAAGATGCTTTGGTGATAGCCGCTGACCAAGGATGATGTTGGGATAGTAGCTGGCGACATCCCAGTCGGCCAGCACTTCGTCAGATGATGCTTCGATGAACTGGCGCTTCTCGCAACTGTGCAGTCCTCCGATACCCATCTGGTACTGGGCCTTTCCAATCGTAATGCGCTCTTTTTTGAGCCACTCAGGCATTTCGACAGAGCCGTTGGCCGACAACGTGAAGTCCGTTTCGAGGACGCGCTCGAACATGGCGTTGAGGTCTGGGCTGTCGAAGCGAATAAAGCCGGGGTCTTTGTAGCGGAAGGTGTAACCCTTCTTGATGACGGGCTTCTCAGCGCACCCACCAAGGCGCTCAATCTCGTTGGCGATAACGACCTCCGCGATCTGCGCATCGCTCTTGGAGCGTAGGTCAGCGCCATATTGCTCACCCATTGTCACGCGCAGGGCGATTTGCGGCTGGAGATGCCTGTATAGGATCGATGTCATTTCAAGGTCGTTGCGGCAATATTCGCGCAGCAGGGCGCGTTGCTCCGCATCGATGCTGGCGTCAGGATCAATCGGCAAATCCTGCATCTTTGGGGCGTGCAGCCGACCACCGTAAATCTTTAGCGATGCCTGACCAATAGCCAGTTCGATCAGGTCGATGTGGTCCCAGTTGCGCGGCACTTTTATGCCAAGCTGCCAGTGGCGCTTACCTTCGACAATGATTTTGTCGGAAATGTCCTTGATCTGCTGGTTCGACTTACCGCTAAGAGCAGCGGCGATGATCGGAAGGTCATAGCCAATCGAATTAAACCCGATAGTTGTGTCACGGCTCATCATTGTGCGGATGCCGTCAATGTCGATGTGGCCCGGATATATCTCGAATGTCTCGATAAGCGACCTGTCTGGTGAAGCGCCAAGGTGCATACCCATCAGCAGGAAATAGTCTTTATAAACTTCAGTATCTATAATTATCATGGAGGGGTGGCCTCTCAAAAAGTTACCCCTGCGACCATGAGCCGCAGGGGTTTTTTACTTAGAATGTTTCGTCATCTACATCGTCGAAATCATCAACGCTTGCTGACGAGCCGCCGGAGGAGAACGCCTCGCCATCTGCGGCAAACTGGACGCCAAGGAGGGTGGCGTTGATGCGCTTGCCGTAGTTGTTGTTCTGCGTCCACAGGTCAATGATCGCATTGACATAGCAGCCGCTGTACACCACGCCGTCTTCCTCAGTCAGAGGCGACTTGTCCTTGTTCAGAACAAGTGGGCGCTTCTTCGTGCTGGCCTTCAGCGTCATGTGACCCGCATAACCTTCGTATTCGGTCTCATCGCCATCGCGCAAGCACAGCTTTTCGGCTGGGACTCGTGCGCCCTTTAGGTCGGCAATGATCTTGGATTTGATGGCAGCATCGATCTCTTTAATGATCGAAGCGTGCTTGACCTTATCGAGAAGGAAGGTGGCCTCATATTTTGTGTCCACGCCATCAAACTGAGCCTTTTGGAACAGCGATGGGAAAGACAGGCGTACATTATTCAACTTGATAGACATATAGATTTCCTTTTAGGTTTTGGTTTTACGTTTTAAGCCATTTGGCCGATTGAGGTTATACTAAGTCTCACGGGATGCAACCTCAAAAATCATCAGCCGTGATATTGACGGCAGGGCGCGGGTCATCTGACTTCGCCAGTGTGGGTCGGCCTTGGGGCTTCACCACAAATTTAGCGATCTCGGCGGCACGCTTCTTGCCAACAATCTTCTCCGCTTGGGCAGGGCTTACCAGCTTTTTGGTGTAGGCTTCTTCTCCAAGCAATTCAAAAATATCCTGTTCTACGGTTGGTTCGTCGGACCACTGGCGGTTGGACTTACCAGCCACCAGTTTGTAGCCTTCAAACGGAATCCCCTCATTCAGACGATCCACGACAACATCTTCGACAGCATCCAGCCAAGACACAATCAGCTTCTTTGCCGACAGCGCCTTGCCCAGTTGCTCGTCAGTCAGGCGGTTGACCGGGGTGAGTTCCTCAACTGCATCAAATTGGTTCATAATCACATCACTTGTAAAAGCGGCAAGGGCTGTGCAAGTGGCCTTGGCTTTGCACCACTGGCACTGCTTCTCGCCGGGATTAAACTCTGCGTTAGGTAGACCGCACATCAACGCCCTTGACTTTGCGTATTCGCCCCATTCGAGCAACTGGTCGATGCCGATCACCCAGTCTTCGAAAATCTCAGGGTTGCATCGCGGCTGGACGATGGTGATGACAATCTCTTCTATATCGACAATCCCAGCGCACTGGGTATAAGCCCCAAGAGCGTAAAGCATCCCTTGGCTGTTATCGACAGGCGACACTTGCACGCCCTGACCATATTTCAGATCGATAACGTGCATGGTGTTGCCGCTGATAATCAGAGCGTCACAAGTGCCGAAGCCCTCTGGAACCCAGTCGCTGAAATCAACGCGCACCTCATAGGCAACATAAGCCTTTGGCGGTGTGTGATAGCGCACATAGTTAATGTACTCCTGCACATGGTCCGCCATCTCCTGCGTGATTTCAGCGTTGGTCTCAGGCATAACCTTGCCGACCCATTCGTCAGCATCGGTGTTGCTCTTTAAGGCAACTTCTGCCAACTCATGCGCCACCGTGCCCTCAAAGGCGTGCGGCGATGACTTGTCTGCTATGTTGCGCTCGGCCTCAACCGACGCAGGGCAAGCAAGCCAACGGTGTGAGCCACTGGCGCTGAGTTTGGCATGTGCTGTCATAATTTGACCTTCTTCAACGAGTGAACAACGGTTGTGTGGTCCCTGTTCATTATGCGACCAATCTCAGTGGTTGAGTAACCCTTCTCACGAAGCATCACCATGCATTTGCGACGAACATTGACCAAAGCCATTACACGCGACCGTCCAAGTATGTCGTAAATTGTATAGCCATGCTCTTCAGCAATCTCGGCAACATCATTAAGGTTCTTCTGACGCGGTGTTAGCACGCAAGTTCCTCCAGCTTGGAGGCAAACTCTTCTAGGCTCTCGGCTGGGATGTCCTTGACCAGTTTGCCGCCGTAGCTGGCAATGATGGTCTTGATCTTGGGACTGTTGCCTTTATCAGCACGCGTCAGTTCAAGGCAGCGGGTCTGAAGCGAATCAACCGTAACCGTGGGTGTGGTTGGCTTTGGCGCTGCCTTCTCAGCCTTCGGCTGGGTTGCCGCTGAGGCCGCCTTGTCAAAGTCGAACGCCAGTTGCGCTGTGTCAAGTGTTTTGATCAAACGCTCGATGGCGGAAGTCAGCTTATCAATTTTAGTTTCCAACATTTTTCATTTTCCCTTTTGCTTATTTGGTTTGGACGCTATATGACGATGTGCAACGATACGCAACAGGAAAATTGCAAATGAAGAAAATGCTCACCTCATCACAGATTGCCTTGCAGATCGGTGTGACAAAGAATACCGTCATCAAGATGGCTAAGGCCGGACAGATACCTTCGATCCGAATCGGCTCAGGCCATTATCGCTTCGACATTGACGATGTGAAATTAGCTTTAAATACAGGAGGCGTTGACAAGTGAAATACACCATAGCCGTCGGGACTGAACTCGGCACAGTGCAAAATAAGTCATTTGAGTGGTATAAGATCGTAGAGCGCCTAAGCCACCATGAGGTCGCCATGACCAAAGGCGGACGCTATTTCGTCGGGGGTGAGTACAGCAGCAGCGAACGCAAAGAGGCCAATCTGCTCAACCGTTCGCTCCTGACATTGGACATTGACAATGTGGTCGGCATGACCGTCGCTGAACTGGAACTGATGCTTGTGATGAGCATCGACTGCGCCTTCGTCGCTTACTCGACCTTCAGCCACACGCCTGAGCATCCTAAGATTAGGGTTGTTGTGCCACTGTCACGGCCCGTCAGCCCTGACGAGTATCGTGAGGTGTCCCGCGACTTCACGGCCCTGCTGCCGGAGTTGACGTTCGATCCATGCTCGTTCGTGCCAAATCAGTTGATGTATCTGCCAGCGTGTCCAGACCTGTCTACCGCATGGACCGTTGCGATGGGTCTTGAGCCGCATGAAGTGCCGGATGTCATCACCGTGCCAGTGCGTGACGATAGCGATGACTTTGAACGCGCTGTCCTCGCCCAGCCGCTTGACATCAGCGATGATGAGGTTGACGCCTACCTCGACGCTTACCCGGCGCAGTCCCTCGAATATGACGAATGGATCAAGGTTGGTGCGGCCCTGCATCATCAGTTCCAAGGTGATTCAGTCACAGGCTTCAAGCGTTGGCTCGACTGGTCCGCCAAGTCCGACAAGCACGATCCCGCTCAGATGCAAGTCAAGTGGCGCTCGTTCGGCAACTCCACCCGCGTTGTGACCTTCGCCTCCGTCATCCATCTGGCCCGTGCCAGCGGCGCAGAGATCGAGCGGCCTTCGTCTGTGGCTGTGGCTGTTGAGCAGTCGGCCTTTGAGCGTCTGCTTGAGGTGGCCTCAAACGTCGAGAGCATGGCTGAGTATGATGATTTCAAGTCGCGCATCCAGAACATCTCCCTCGCCGTTCTGCCCTTGGACAAACGCTCCCTGCTGGCCCAAGAGGTCTATGATGCATGGGGTAAAGAGCGTGGGCTTACGAAAACGGACATCAAGTCGCAACTCAAGCCATCCTCAAAGGTTAAAGTTGACAAGGTTGAGAAACCAGATTGGTTAGAACCGTGGGTCTATATCGAGTCCACGGGCGAATATTATAACTGCGATCTGCACTACGGCATTAAGCGTGAGGCGTTCAACACCAAGTTCGGTCACTCTATGGCGCTGGCCTTCGGTGATGACGCCGTGCTGCCGTCTGTGTTCGCCGCCAACCACTGCGACATCGAGACAGTGGTTGACACGATGTTCTGGCCGGGGGCTGGTCGCTTCTTCGAGCATGAGGGCAAGCGGTTCATCAACACTTACCGCGAGACAGGCATCGCGCCCTGCGAAACATTGGATGAGGACGGTCAATCGGTCATCGACCTTTTCATGGGGCATGTGCGCTTCATGGTTGAGAATGAGGACGAACAGCGGTTGCTGGTGGACTATCTGGCATGGATCATTCAGCATCCCGGCCAAAAGATTAACTGGGCGCTGCTCATTCAAGGGGCGCAGGGCGTTGGTAAATCCTACTTTGCCGTTGTGATGCAGAACCTGTTGGGGCTGATGACCCGCAACGTAGAGCCGATGGCGTTGAGCGGACGGTTTACAGCGTGGGCGCATGGGGCCTTGTTGGCGGTCATCGAAGAAATCCGCATCTCAGGCGAGAACCGCTTTGAACTTATCGACAGGCTGAAGCCCTTTGTGTCGAACAATGTGGTCCAGATCGAGGAGAAGGGCCGCGATCAGCGCACTGTGCCAAACTTCCAGACGTATCTGCTCTTGACCAACCATAAGGACGCGCTGCCCGTAAACGAGAACGACAGGCGCTATGCCCCAATCTTCTCACGGGTGCAGTCCGAAGAGCAGTTGTTTGAGGAGTTGGGTGGTCGGCTGGGGGCTGATGCCTATTTCACCAAGCTGTTCGACGAGAGCGAACGCCGTGCAGACGCCCTGTCATTCTTCCTACGCAATTGGAAGATCAGCGCAGGGTTCTCAGCCAAGGGGCGTGCGCCGCACACCTCAGCGCGTGAGGAAATGATTGCCCTTGGCGTTTCGCCCGACAGGTCGCTTATCGAGGACGCTATCGACCTGATGCGGTGCGATGTGATCAATGAGAAGGTGCTGGATGTTACATGGCTCAATAAGCTGTGCGAGGCCGAAGGGACTATGCTGCCGAAGACGAGGGCTATAAGCGCGATACTTTTGGAAATGGGCTATAAGCAGATAGAGGGGCGGCGGATGAAAATCAGCAAGACAAATGGCCTTCATTATGTCTGGTTTAAGGGTGATGAAAAGGGTGTCAAAAACATCGTTCGTGACTTCCACGGAGGGTGATTTTGGAGGTGCGCAATAGGTTTTTGTATTGCGCACCTTTTGATTTTGGAGGTGCGCAATAAGGCATTTTAAAAACATTGCGCACCTTTATTGCGCACCTGTCTTAAACCCTTGTTTTTACTACTATATATCTATATATTATATAAAAAGTGTGCAATATATAGATATATAAGTCGTATAGAGATACATATATATTTTAACGTAAAAGGTAGGGTTACAGGGGTATACATATTTTTTTTTATTATATAGGGGTGATACAAGAGAATTTGCGCACTTCGCGCACTGACTGAAAATGACTGGAGATAGATATGACTGACAATGTGAATGCACCAAGCCACTATCGGCAGGGTGAGATCGAGTGCATCGATGCCATTCAATCGGCGTTGACACCGGAGGAGTTTAGAGGGTACTGCAAAGGCAATGCGCTGAAATATATTTGGCGTGAGCAATATAAGGGTGGTGATGAGTCGCTGCGTAAAGCGCAATGGTATCTGGACCGCATCGTCAATTTAATATAAGGAGTGAAAATATGGAGGATGATTTGAGCCGCGAAGAGAAATGCTCAGACTGCATATTTTTTGTGCAGTCGCCCAGTGGGCTGCATGGTTACTGCAAGCGATACCCTCCCGTGTTCACGGGCGCTGATGAGCGCAACAGAGTTAAGTTCCATAATCCGGTGGTGAGTCCCTACAGCTTCTGTGGTGAATTTGAGGAAATCTAAATGCTGGCTCTGAAGATGGACACATCCGATCTGGATCGTAAGTTCAAGATGCTGCTTGAGATGCCCAAGACAATTGAGAAGGCTGTCGTTGGTGCGATGGCTGACACAGTGAACGATATTCATAAGCGTCAGCTTGACGAGATGGGTCTGTCGTTCGCCAAAGTATCGCCATACGTTAAGAAAGGTTTGGTCAAGGCTCTGCCCTATGGTCGTGATGGTCAGTTTGGCGGTAAGCGGCTGGGCCAGAGCCTTGCGAACTCTGGGACATATTTCGAGGAGTTTCCCGCACGCGGATCGCCCAACGCCATTGTGCGACCAAACGTCTTTGGTGGGACACGCGGCAAGAAGGCGTCTGAAAATCGTCTGAGGATGCAGGGTATTCTCCCAGCCGGGGGCTTCACGATCCAAGGGAATGACTATCCCAAAGGATCGGGCGGTAACATCAATGGCGCACGCTACAGCGAGATGCTGGCGGCGATTGGTGCGTTGTCTGAGACTGCACGGTCCCAGATGCCAAAGGGCAAGCAGAAGAACCGCAAGAACGTCAGCTTCTTCGTCCTGCGCCGTGGTGGCGCGCCTATTGGCATCGCAGAACGCCGTGGAAACGATGTGAAGGTAATGCTTGCGTTCGCCAGAAACGTGAATTACAAACCCATATATCCATTCCACAAGGTTGGCCGGGAGCAATTAAATTATAGCCTTCCAAGGCACTTTGACCGTATATTGAAACGCTATCTCGATAGGCTTTAACATGAATGATAATATGGAGCATGAAGGTCCAAAGCACCTATTTGCTGCGGCGCTGCTTAACGATCTGATGGTTATCTTGGATAACGCAGCAAAGCGCGGCCTTGATCCGCTTGATGATGATGGTGTTCCGATCTACGGTTTTGCATATTGGTCTGGCGAGTGCGCGAAGGCGCTGGGCGTAAAGAAAATTGTTCCATAAATCGTATACGGGGTAATTTTGGCCCAGAAATCGTAGCAGGGGTTTTGGCCCATAAACCGGGAGGGGGCTAAATTTTTGCTCCATAAACCGGGGAGGGGGTCCGGCGCTAGGCTCCGCTCTTTTGATTTAGGTCCGATGCGGCCACTTTTTTTCTTGCGGGTTCGCGCAATAATATATCAATATTGGGCAATAATGTTGCTGGCCTCTTGCCAGCCGGAATATCGCGTCAATCCGGCGATTTTATGCTTTATATATAGGGCCGCCACGACCTATCGTCGTGCCGCGAAAATTATTTTCACTAGGCCGCATTTTTTTGTTGACGCGACATTGTGTCGTGCTACTGAGGCTTTACCGAAACTAAGAATAAGGATTTTATCTAATGACTAACGTAAATATCGGCTTGCTTGCGATTGCAATTTTCTTGGCGATTTTCGCCGCGGCATTTATATTCGGCCCTTCCGTTATGGCAGGACATCAAGTACTAGCTATCCTACTATTTTGTATGTTTGGCATGGGGCTAGGTGTCGCGATTATTGAAGGGAAATGATTATGTATAATCCCTATCAATGCGACACTGGTGAAATTGTTTATCGCCGCACGCCTACAATGTCTGAAATGCGTTTTGGCTATGGCGATACGCATTATCGCACTTTCATAATCGCGGAAACGCCGGAAATGTTTCATGTTGACGGCACGCGCAAACGATTTTTCAAAGCCAAGGATGACGGCTTGCGTTACTACCGCTAAAATTAATTTTCTAATATAAGGATTGTTTAATATGTTACATTTTATCAATCAACCTTTCGCATATAATAATGCTTTCCCCGAAACGGCCCTTGCTTATGATATATCGGCCCTTTCGCTTGATATCCAATTGCAAATATTGGGTAATGAACAAAACCGTTCGCTATTCTCGCGCTTTCCCGAAAAGCTTTTAGGGATTGATACAAACGCTAAGACTGTGAAGGGTGAAAAATATGGCGTCAAAACAGCTATCCTTTATCTAATGCCAGCAATGGGAAGCGGCGTGCAATTGTGCGCTATGGCGGCAATCGCGCAATGCGAAAAACCTTGCCTATTCACAGCAGGGCGCGGCGCTATGTCTAACGTAATGCTATCGCGCTTGCGGAAAACGCTATATTTTAACCAGTACCGCGAATTGTTCATGGCGCAACTATCCCGTGAAATAGCGCGGGAAGCGGACAAGGCCAAGCGCAAGGGATATAAGCTTATTGTGCGTTTAAACGGCACAAGCGATATCCGCTTTGAGAATATTCCCGCGCCTTGCACTTTCGGGAAAGCGGAATATCCAAATATCTTTTGCGCTTTTCCCGATATCCAATTTTATGATTACACAAAGATTGCTAATCGCAAGAATATTCCAGCAAATTATGATTTAACGTTTAGCTATAGCGGCGTGCCAGCCTATGCGCCCTATGTCGCTAAGGCCGTTGCTAATGGCGAAAGGATAGCCGTTGTTTTTCGCAATAGGGCAATTGTTGACGCAATGCTTGCCAATGGCGAAACGTTTCTTGGCTTGCCAGTTGTTGACGGCGATAACACCGACATTAGGCATATAGAGCCTAAGGGCGTCATTGTCGCGCTGTACGCAAAAGGTCCGGCGCGGCGGGATCAATCCGGCTTTGTTGTAGGATAAAGGATCGGTGACAATGGAAAGCAACTATACGCACAAATGCGACAATTGCGGCACTGGCATGAACGAAGGTTACGTCATTGAGGGCGCAAACGAATATTATTGTAGCGACAAATGCTTGCATACAAACGTTAGCCCCGATGATTTTCAACAATTTTATATAGGCAATATGGACGACGACGACGACATTCCCGATATCCAAATATATTGGACCGACTGGCAAGGGGAAGCATAATGAATTATTCTGAATTAGTCGCGCAAGAGCGCAAAGCTTATTTTAATGCGCCAATGCGCGAATTGCGAAACATACGCCTTGCACTGGCTTTTCATTCATGGGGCAACACAACGCAAGAGCAAGCAAGAGCGCAAGCAATCGAAACAATCATTCACGAAAGGTTAGCCAACAAATGACAATGACAGAACAACAATCAATGCAATGGCAATCCGATAGCGTTGCAACATATGTTGCTAGTCTTAAGGCAAGCTTAGGCGATAACGTAAACAATGACGTTATAGACGCAATGGAACAACTATACCGCGCTGGCTGGAATGATTGCTATCGGCTGGCAAAGCTTAATCAATACGACATTGATGAAGCCCCATACGGTGAAACGCTATGCCGCAATGGCAAGCCAATAGCAGACTGTGATTGTTGCTAATGACAAACGAATTGAAGCAATGGCGCAAGGCGCGTAACCTAACGCAAGAGCAAGCGGCGTATCTGTTAGGGATAAGCCCTAGGCATGTACAAAGGATTGAAGCGGGAAGCAATCGCCTAACGCCTACACTAGAGCGATTGCTGGCAATCCTTTAGACAATCGAAACAATCGAAACAATTGGGGCCGCTTTTGCGGCCCTTTTCTTTTGCCTATGGGAAGCCGGGTTTCTGCCAGTTGCTGGCAATGCGGCCCTTGCCAGCCCTTCCCCATAAAGCCCCATAGAAGCCTTTTAAGGCCATGCCGTTGCGCCTAGCTACTAGGGTAGCCGGGCGTTTCGTTTCGTGCCTGTGACGGCCCTGTGGCTGG